TAAATTCTAGACATACTTTATGTACTTACAAGAAGTGGTGCGGAACAACTGGTAAGGGACTATCCTCTTACAAATCACAAGTTGCAAAACTTATCGATATAGATATAGAAGATTATCTTTCTAAGTCGAAAGATTTTAAAAATTTACATAAAGGATATAAGGTAGCAGTTGATTTTAAATATCAAGAAACATCTGTCGATCCATATTATTTAGGATTATGGTTAGGAGATGGATCGGAAAAATTTCCTAATCAAATAACATCTAACGATATTGAGATAATCGATTACTTAAAAGAGTATGCTAAAAAGCTTGATTGTAAGATAACCACATTTGAGCTTTCACATAACATAGGGAATGGCAAAGTAGGGAGAGGAAAATTAAATCCCATGTCTAGATTATTTAAGGAGGATAAGATAGAAGGTAAAAGAATTCCTGATAAATATATATTGAACAGACAAGATGTTCGCTTGAAGGTGCTAGCGGGACTTGCTGATTCAGATGGATCTTTAGAAGATAATCAGTTAATAATAACACAATGTGAAGCTCATAGCGAACTCATAAATGATATAGAAAGACTATGTTACACACTAGGACTTCATTGTGTTAAAACTAAAGAGGTATCTACATTTAAAGATCGAAAATTTCCTTGTATCAGATTAAAGATTTGTGGAGAGAAATTAATTGAATTACCAGTTCTATTAGAGAGAAAAAAGATTAATGATACCGGAAATAGTAATTCAATGTTTAGGAGACCTAAATATTACATAGATCCTGAGAAGAAGAATCACAAGTATGATATTTCAAACATTTCTACACTAGACATACAAGAAGGTGGATACGGAGATTACATTTCAATATCTGTAGATGGTGACAAGAGATTTCTACTCTCAGACAATACAGTTGTACATAATTCACACGAATTTTCTTGGGCATATCCACTCTGGCAATTATACAGGTATAAAAAATGGGTTTCAACAGATCCTGGAAGGAGTAAAGAACTGTTCTATGCCGGAGAAGGTATGATAGTCACTAATGAGTATAGATTAGGTACAGAATTTCTAAGTAAGATCAGAGAGGAGATTGAAGGGAATGATATACTCAGAGAAAAGCTTCTACCTGATAATAGGAGAGACGGGTGGGGAAAAGAAAAAATCACAACAAAAACAGGTTCTAAAGTATACATTAGATCTGCTAACTCGAAGATAAGAGGATTACACCCTAAGTGGTTTGTGTTAGACGATTTCTTAAATGAATCATCCTTATACTCTCAAGAACAAAGAGAGAAGTATTGGAACATGTTTGTTGCAGTAATTTTGCCAGCATTATCTCCAGGAGGTCAAGGGATAATTGTAGGAACACCATTCTTTGAACTCGATTTATATGGCCAGTTGAAGAAGATCTGGAAAGAATCAAAAGCAAAAGGTGTGTCTAATGAAGCTCTAAAAGGATTGTTTAGGACATTTGAATTTCCAGCTATATTTCCTGATGGAACATTATTATTTCCACAAAGACACTCTTACGAGAGTATAATGGCTAAGAAAGAGATGTTAGGACCACTCATCTTCTCAAGAGAGATAATGGTGAAGCCTATCACAGATGATGCAACATTATTTCCATATTCAACATTAAATAAAGCGATAAAAGGTCAACAAGAGGTTGATTTGATAACAAGTCTAGATGCCACTAGAAAAGCCTTTAAGTTGATTGTCGTAGGATGTGACTTTGCCATCTCATCAAACATTGGAGCAGACTATTCTGTATTCACAATCGGAGGAGTTGATGAATTAGATAGAATACACGTATTGAATTGTTGGAGAAAGAGAGGGATGAAATTTGGAGAACAGATAGCTGTTTTAAAGAAGATCAATAGGGATTTTAGACCAGATTTATTTGTTGTAGAGTTAAATGGAATGCAAGAGGTGTTCCTTCATGAAATGCAAGCTGCAGGACTACCAGTTGTAGGAGATTTTACAGGGAATGAAAAAAAATCATTATATCAAGGTGTTCCTTCACTAGCTATCCTGTTTGAACAAGAGAAGATAAAATTTCCATATGGTACTGAAAGAGCGATAAAGGTGACAGATACCTATTTTTCTGAATTAAATTCAATTACATTTATACAAGATAAAGGCAAGTTAGAATCAACAACTCAACACGATGATACATCGATGTCTCTCTGGCAAATGGTCAAGGGTGCTAGAAGAGGTATAGCGAGTTTTGATTTCTCATTCATAAGTTAAGAGATGCAAGAAGAGAAGCAATTAAGTAAGTTTTTTATACTAGAACTTCTATCAATCTGTTTAAGAAGAACGTCAGTATTAGAGATAGCGATTCAACATCTTCAATATCACTTTCTTCCTTCAGAGGATTATAAGTTGATATGGAGATCGATGTCTAATCACTATCAACTACATCAACAGTTAATCACATTAGGTACATTAGCACAACAGTTTAGACTCAAACCTGATGTGATACAAATACTAACTGATGTTAGTAAAATAGAGGTTCCACCAGAAACTATCGTCTTAGAGCAACTTGAGATATTTATTAAGAAGATGATTTTTATAGATACTCATAGAGAACTTGCTAAGAAGTATAATGAGGGAGATGATGAAGGTGCATTAGAATTAATGAGTAAAACCGCCGAAAAACTTGCTGAATTCTCTTTAATACAAAAAAGTTCTTATAATAATGTGATAGGAGGAATGTTTGAGAGAATAGAACATAGAAGAGATACTATCACAGGAGTAACATCACCACTGGTTAAAGTTAAGTCTAATAAAATTCCTACGGGATTTCTTCTTGAAATAGATACTCAATCATACGGAGGAATAGATAGGGGAGATACATTCTTATGGATGGCACCATCAGCAGGTGGAAAATCAAAAGCTATAAAATATAGTGGATTTTTTAATGCAAAGATTGGGAATAGAGTAGTACACATACAAGGAGAAGGAACATTGAAAGAAGCTCAAGATCAATATGATGCAGCTTTTATGGGAGTAAATGTGAGAGCAGTGGAGCAGAATGATTTAGGAGAGAAAGAACAGGAACAACTAAAGGAAACCATATCTCAGATTAAACAGAAAGAAGGTGAAATACACATCAAGGCATTTGAGCAATTTGATTCAGCAACTATGTTAGATGTGAAGAAGTTTTGCTATGAGATTATTAAGGTATTCGGTCCTATAGATCTATTACTACTCGATTACCTAGAGATATTTGATCCAGGTGATGGTAAGTTTTATAAAACAGAAAGAGAGAGGAGAGAGGCGTTAGGAAAGATTTTTAAAAATCTCTGTATGGAGCTCAATTGTGCAGGAATCTCTGCCACACAATCGATGGATATAGCACACAACGTTCGTAATGACTCTAAGTTTGTACTAAGAAGAGAGCACATATCAGAATTCAAAGGAATGGTAAAACCGTTTTCATACTTTGCAACTATCAATGGTACAGATGAGGAAATTGAAAATGATTTAAGAAGGATACATCTCGATAAGTTTCGAAAATATAAAGTGACAATACCGACATTCACTGTTGCTACTAATTTTGAGAATGAGAGATTCTATGATAACCTTCAAACGCAAATGATAGCGAGATATGCAAAAACTGACAGTAGTTCAAACGAAAGCTCTAGAGCTAACAGGACTCGATGAATCTAAAAAGAGTCCTAAGGGATGGATTTATGGAAAGTGTCCTTTCTGCGGACACGATTGGAAGTTCGGTATTAAATTTAATCAAAATAAGTTAATATATAAAAACGACCTATCTTTTAACTGCTTTAGAGGATCTTGTGGAAAGAAGGGTTCAGAGTATGAACTATTCAAACATTATAATGTACTATACCTACTCAATGACAAGCAATCAATCGATAAAGTAGATACATTATCAAGTGAATTAGATACAACTCCATATTCTCAGAAAGAAATTCCTAAACAACATTCAGAGACGAGAGATTATCCGATAGGATGGTATAGAGTGTTTGATCATCCATATTTAAGAGAGAGAGGGTGGGAAGATTGGCAATTTCAGACGTATCACGTTGGTGTTTCAGAGATGTTTTTTAAATTGAAAGATCACATAATTATTCTGATTATAGAAGATGGAGAGAATAAAGGGTTTGTTGCAAGATCTACAAAAGATTCAAATTGGATAGATCAGCACAATAGAGAGGTCAAAGAGTATAATGAAAAATGTCTACCTAGTGAAAGAAAAAGATTTCATCCAAAGTACGAAAACGAATCTGGAGTATTTTTTGAAGAACTTCTCTTTGGTATTGATGAAGTAACAGATAGAACTGAAACAGTTATAATCGTAGAAGGGCCTCTCGATAAATCTAACACAGATAAGCAATTAAAACTAAATCAATCAGATACAGTAAAATGTTTGTGTACGTTTGGTAAGAAAATATCAGAGACGCAAATGTTTAAGATTAAGAGAAAAGGTGTTAATAACATACTACTATTATATGATCCAGATGCAATAGATAGTAGTAAGCAATTCGGGTTTGAATTAGAGAGATACTTTAAAGTGAAGATCTCAGTGCACGAATCTAAAGATCCAGGTGAAATGCTAACAGAAGACTTTCAAGATGTGATAGCTAGTGCAAAAGATCCCATTAATTTCTATGCTAATATTGTTCAAAGTGTTTTATAATTTCAAGAATTTCATTAGATTTAAGTACTTAGATTGTAAAACATCATAGATGAAGAAAACAAAAAACCAATCAAGATTCAATTTCTTCGAATCACTTCAAAAAGAGTACATAGTAGCTTTTGTAAGAAGTAAAATATATCCATCTGTTAGAGATAGAAAGTTCTATAAAGAACGCGTAATGCCTGGAAAAAAGGAAAAGATACTAGAAATTTCCTCCAGAAACAATCTTGTATCTATATTTGATAAACAGGAGATATTCAACGAATACTATTCAAGTGTAATTCCGAACTGGGGATATCCACACTTCAACTACTCAAGTGAGGAAAATCGCAAGTGGCAATATAATGAGGATATGATGAACTACTTTGCTGTAGATTCAGAGGTTGCCATAAACGAAGAAGATGGAGTTAAAGTCGGTATTATTACATCTAATGACTTTCTATTATCCAATCATACAGTATCTGTTAAGAAGAGAGGAGAGAAAGAGAGTAAGCCCATATCAGTTACACATCTCAAAAGAATTTTATAAATCTCTTGATTTTTAGTTGGATATACTAAGTATATTTTTTATATTTATACTGTAATCAAAACTAATAATCATGAGATCAACATCATTCAAACTAGAAGAAAAAGTTTACGAAGGAAGAACCTTTTATGGTATAAAATTCAATAAGCACCATGAGGTTATCTATTTGAGTACTGAGAAGTTAAGAAAGAAAGCTATCGACAACTGGAAAAAGGGGAAACTAGCTAAACAGCATAAGGTAGATTTCCACGAAGGTCTGCCTTTCTACACAAGCCTTACTTATTAATCAATAATCATTAAAAACTAAACAATCATGAGCACACACAACTTATTTTCAAATTTAATGGAGGAGAGTTCAATCTCTCAAAAAATAGTTCCTGTAGTGGGGATGAGATGTACAAAAAACTACTATACAGACAGGCGGGTTTGTACAGTAGTTGAGGTAAAATCAGAGAAAACAATTGTTGTTAAAGATAACGAAGTGAAATGTGGAGACTATTATGATGGTAGTGATTATGAAATTCTTGATGAATTGATCGATAATCCAATCACCTTTACTTTGAGAAACAATGGAAGGTGGATACGTAAAGGTGATGAAAAAACTGGCCTATCGCTCACGTTGAACAGCGAAGCTCATTACGTAGATCCTTCTTTTTAAGAAGGAGGTGAAAAAGAAAGTAAAAAGAGTATTCAAAAGATACTCTTTTTTAATATACTTTTTATATATTTAAGGTGTAGAGAGAATTACATGATAAAATTAGAAGAACAGGTACAGACTAGAGGATTTATATACAATCTTGTTAAAAGATGGGATTGTCCTATAACACAGAAAGGTATAGCTATATACACTCAACAATCAGAAGGAGAAGATATAGCATATGAAACTATCATCATTCAAAAACAATTTGAAGATGAGATAGGACCAGGAGGTGTTATTTATAAAGCAAAAGAGAGGTTCCCTTCAGATACTATGTGGTCGACTCATGGATGGACTTTCGCCTTTTTTGGAAACAGAGAAAAGGCATATAGAAGAGCTGAAGAGAAATTTAATCAATTAAAAGCAAAAATAGAGATCGATGCACAAAATCAAAGTAGCACATGAAGCCCCTATTCAAATATTAGATGAGGTAGCGAAACACACAGATTATTCTTATGCGTTAGTACATTTATTTGAAGAAAGTAAAGAGTACTTCGAATTCTTTCAAAGTGAGATCGCAAAAGGTAGAACAGTTATCCTTGATAATTCAATATTTGAACTAGGAGAGGCTTTTCAAACAGATAAGTATGTAGAATGGATCAATAGGCTGAAACCTACAGAGTATATTATTCCAGATGTGCTTGAACATGGGTTTTTAACAAAACAGAAAGCGTCAGAATGGATGAGTAAATTTTACGACCTTCCAGGTAAAAAAATCGGTGTTGTTCAAGGAAAGAGCTACGGAGAGATAGTTAATTGCTATGAGCATTTAATTCAGATAGGTGTTGATAAAATAGCTATATCGTTCGATTATTCATACTATTTAAAAACAACAGGTTTATATGGAAAAGCCTGTCCTGATTCTGTGAAATTAGCAGGATGGATGATAGGTAGAATTACATTGATAGAGAGAATGTTAAACGATGGAGTGATTAACTTAGATAAGCCACACCATCTTTTAGGAGCATCAATGATTTCTGAATTCCAACATTATAAAGGAGATAGATTTCACTGGATAGAAAGCCTCGATACATCAAATCCTGTAGTTACAGGTTTTCAAGGAATATCATATGACCATTTCAATGGACTCTCAGGAAAGCCAAAGGTTAAGCTTTTTGAGATCATAGATCGCTCAGTGACAAAAGATCAGCTAAATTTGATTATTAAAAATATAGATGTATTTAAAAACAATTTATAATGGAGGAAAAATGGCCCTTGAGAGTAGATCTACACACAAATTTAGGATTCGTTCCTGACACTAAAAAACAGAACTCTCAATCACTACATATCACTCCAGAGAGATTAGCTAATTTCTTAAATAAGTTTAAGATAACTCATAACATTGTCCTATATTCAAACTACGAAGAGCTAGAGGAGCTCGATAGACTCACTCCAAATACAAAGTTATACGGATTAAAGTGGGTGAATGATATACACGATCTGACTAAGCACCCTGAGAAACTTGATATAGGTAAACCTTTATGGGCTGGATTAAAATTTCATTCTCATAGATGTTTTTCTATCGATAAGGAAACTGGAGAAAAGGTATATGGATTAGATTATTCAGATGTTAGGTTGATAGGAAAGATATTAGAGCATCTTCCTGATAATTCAATTATAAATATGCACACTCAAGGATCAGCATCTCTAAAAAACATGGCCTGTCCTAGAGCAATTTATAATATCGCAATGAAGTATCCTAACCTAAAGTTTATCATATCACATATGGGAGCATACGGAAAGGGAGCATACGATCCAGTTTACAAATATTTTCCCAACGTTAGATTATCAGAACAATCTCAAGATCAAAAAAAGTATCAGCAAATGAGACAGGTGTTTCATGTTAGTGAAATGCTAGTTAGAGATGCAGTATATTTGGTTGAAAGACTCCCTAACTTATTTCTCAATACAGCTATATTGTATCCTCTAAAAAGACAACCTCTTAATGATACAGATAGATGGGGATTAGGATCAGATTATCCGTTCACACACACAACACCTACTAATTGGGATGAACATTCGTATGATGTACAGGTGAATCTAGCAAACAATTATGTAGGAGAAGAAAAACAATTGAGATCACATCACATAGCACTTGAATGGATTGAAAAAGATATCTGCACACCTCCTAAGAAGAAGTGGTTTGCATTTTTCTCCAGATCAGGATCAGAGATACTTCAACTTTCAAAAGAGTTGAACAGGATGCCTGATGTTATTATCACCAATAAACAGATACATAGCTTAAAGAATACAAAGTTGTACGATCAATTATGCGGTTCAACTCAATTTGTGATTCTTCCTAAAGATTTTAGAGCATCAGACTATGTTAGAGTGTTTGAAAAATATGACTTAATATCAGGATACGATATAATAACGTTACACGGATTCTTAAAGATAATCCCAGCACGGATTGTCAATAAGTACGATATGGTCAATCTACATCCTGGTTTAATTACAAAATATCCATATTTGAAAGGATTAGATCCTCAAAAGAGAACTTGGGAAAAGCTAGATTTATTTTCAGAAATCGGCTGTGTGTTACATAAGGTAACAAAAGAGGTTGATGAAGGAGAAGTCATATCTTCGATCTCAACAAATATAGGAGATGAGAGTCAGTGGGATGAAGGAGATGTTTACGATACACTAGGTGAACTAGCAATTAAACTTTGGAGTGAATATTTAACTAAAAACTTAATAGAATGAGAATAGGAATATGCGGAAGTTCAGGAGTCGGTAAGACTACTCTAATAGAAGAACTTCGTCAATTTTTTGAAGATAACGGGCATGAGGTGATTACAGAAATCACTCGCAAACTTAAAAAGAAAGGTTTACCTATAAACGATGATGAAAGTGGAGTCTATGACACCACTCAATTGTTAATTACAGGAGAACACCTTCATAATCTATCAAAATCTCATTTCGTAAGTGATAGATGCTTGATTGACGGGTATGTGTATACTGAATACTTATGCTCAAAAGGAAATGTAGGATTTACCGTTCGTGATTGTGCAGCCAATGCTCTAGAGGCGGGTGTTAAATTATACGATTTGATATTCTATATTCCTATTGAATTTCCATTACAAGATGATGGAGTAAGAACAACAAATGAGGAGTTTAGAAAATCGATTGATCAGATGATGAATACCTACATAACAGAGGCATCTATCAATCAAGGATTGAATCACATTCATAAAATTGAAGGAACATTAGAAGAAAGAATTCTAGCAATAAAAACGATAGTAAATGCAAGGCTCGGATAAAACAATAGATGAGGCAGCAGCCACCCATCTTGGACAGGGAGGTAGCTATGCTGTACAAACAACACAATTTGATCCAACACTACTTGTTAGAATGCCAAGGCAAGAGGCAAGAGATGAGTGGGGAATTAAGGAAGATTTTGTTGGAGTAGATGTTTGGAGAGCCTATGAGGCAACATTTCTACTTTCAAATGGAATGCCAGTATCTGGTACATTGAAAATAGTATACGAATCTCGTAGCAAGTATATGGTTGAGTCGAAATCATTAAAATTGTATTTGAACACATTTGATATGTGTGAAATGGGACCTGCTATACAAATTGCAACTCAAAAATACGTATCTCAAATAGAAAGAGATTTATCCAAGTTACTCTCAACAAATGTGAAAGTTGGATTTTTTAGTGAGATGTGTGGAAACTATGAAGATAATATTGTAGAGTTATTTCCTCATCACTACTTACTAGATAGAGAGGTTCATAGTTTAGATAAATTTACTGACTATAAAGGAGAGAGTAATCACATCGTATTTGAAGCTACGAGTTTTGCAGAGAAAGAGAACGGAGGAGGAAACAACTTTCTATCAATCGGATATAGATCGAACCTATTACGTTCTAGGTGTAGACATACCAAGCAAAAAGATTCAGGATCTATCTTTATAACAATCAGATCTTCTCATCAATTATACAAAGAATCCTTCTTGAAACAGATAGTTTCTTTGAGAGAGGTTAACGAATTTCATGAATTCTGCGCCGAAAAGATCTATTCAACCATCTTAGAAAAAGCAAAAGAGGTTGGTGTTGAAGTCAAAGATCTAATGATAACGTGTCTTTACGCAAGAAGAGGGGGTATCGATATCTGCCCCTCAAGAGCAACATCTTGGGATATGATACCAGAACCAATGATGAGAATCGATTTGCTAGAACAGAAAACAATAATGCAATAAAGTATGAAAAGAGCAGTAATTG